CTACTCCCCCTTTTTTTATTTACGGATTGTCCAAGCGTCTGTAGCTAACTTGGGATCTTCTAGATATCTTGCTGGAATCCAGAAGTGGCCATCGTCGCCCCAGTCTGTTCCCCAAGAGTTGCGTACTTCATAGTATGGTTCTACTTTACCATCTGCACCATGCGCACTAGGATCAAAGTTATTATCATAACCAATGACTGTGACAGCATGACCACCTAAGCATTGTGTCCAGTATTCTGGCATTGCAATAACACCAGATTGTGCAACTTCTGGCGTTTCAAAGTCTTGATAGATTTGAATGCCAATAATGAATGGGAATCCATCAGATAGACATTGACGATATTCGATACCACTACCATCTGCTAGAGATGAGTAAGCAGAAATCTTGTTCTCCAATGCTTCTTGAACTTCGATTGCAGGAGGAGCAACAGCGAACTTTGAGATATCGTATGGCCAATCTTTTTCTAGACCAACACCCTGTAGATTTAGAACCTTGATTGCATCGCGAAGAAATGCACCAGAGTCATGCTCGACTGTGCCTTCTAGAACTCGCTCTTGATAATAAAGTGCTAGTCTTGAATATGGACCACCATCATGAACAAAGGTAAAGGCTGCTGTGGCTGCTTGTGCAGAACAAGAACCTAGTTCGCCTTGATCGTATGGCTTTTCTTTAAACTTGCTTCTAAGACTGACTTTATCTGGTAAAGGTGCAGCTTTAGGAGCATGAATCGCACTAAACTTCCAGTCTCTAGGATCATATGGGTCTTTAATGTAACCATATTTTCTGGTAGGCATGTGCTTTCCTTTTCTTATGACATCGCTTCCTGTGCGATGATGTGAACACCAACGTTTGCTGCGTTAGATCCCGTTGTAATAGCAACAGTCAACTGGTCAGTTAGGTTACCAGCAACAGTGTTATAGAGTGGGAAGAAATATGATAGATCGATTTCTTGTAGACCAGAACCACCAGCAGGAGCAGTGAATGCGAACACAACTTCACCACCTGTCATTGCTGTAGCCGAAACGTCTCTCATTGCAAACGAGTAGTTTGACCCAAGACCGATAGAGTTTACAGTAGCACCATTAGCGAATGTAATACCATTTGCCTGTGTGATTGTACCAGCAGTTGTGTTTGATGTTGTGGTGTTTGCTAGTGTGTAGAACTGCGCACCCGTCAATAGAATAGGGCTTGAAGTTGTTGACGTAATCAACTCAACAATACACTGAGCATCGGCTGATAGATACATCTTCTTTGGTAGTAGCTGACCACGATTGATTAAACCAATCTGGAAAGGAGTACCAGTCATGGATGCAGTATTTGCAATAGGTGCACCAGTGATAATATTGCCATATGTAATGACTGTTGAGTTACTTGAAGTGATACGTCCAGTTAACCCTGTGTTACTTGTTCCTTGTGCAGGGAAGTAAATGTGACGACCAGTAAGTGTATTATTAGTATACGTATTGACCTGAGCGCCAGTCTGTGTTACTGTAGCAGGAGCAGATAGTGTATATGCTGTTGTGTTCACAAAAGATGTTACTGTAGTAGCAGGAATGCCCGTTAAGTTTGATGTAACAGTTTGCCCAACATAAACGTTTGCTGTACTACCAGAAGTGATAACAACAATATTATTACCAGAAGTATAGTTACCAATCAATGATGATGTTTGAACACCATCAAATGAGGTATTTGCTGTTGTAAAATAAAGTGTTGAGTTTGTGCTTGTTGAGTTGATGGCATTGTATGTTCCGTTGCCGCTCATTTCAATAGTTGCCATAGGGCGACTGGCCATAGTAAGAACAGGATAACGAGCAGTAGATCCAGAAACCGTTCTCTTAGGTGCAGTGTTTGACATACCATACGGATAAGTAAATCCGCGTTGGTCATCTTGACCACCTTCAATAACAACAGAAACACCATAGTGGAACATATCATTCTGTGAAGCAGTTACGCCAAGATTGCGCTGTTCATAACGAACTGGAAGGTTACCAGTACGTGACCATGGGCTTTCTTGTGCTGGAATAACAATGTTTCCAGTTTGTGGATTTGTCGTATTGATCGGACCTTTATTGCCGAAACCGATGTAATGCAGAACAACCCATTCACCATTGATGACTACACCCCAGCGTACCATACCAGCCCCGTACCAAGTATATTCTTGCCAGACCATCTGAATGCGCGACCAATCAAGAGAGTTGATTGTAGCCTGATCACCATTCCATGCTGGAAGAGGAACGCGATAGTCTGTTGGAACACCTGAGTTGGTGCCGTGATTTACTACACCTGCTTGATTGACATCTGATCTGACAACACAAAACATACCAAATGGATTGGCTTGTGTTGTGAACTGATAGCTGGTACCAGTTGTCGTTGAAGTTGTTGGTGAACTGATAGCAACTGCGGTACTATTGATGATATTTTGCACAACTGTTGTATATGGAATGTTTAATGTTCCATTAGTATCTTTAACAGTAACACTTGGATTGATGTTTGGTCCAGTTACTGGCATACCAATGTACATAGTAGCAGTGCTTGACAAACCAGTAATAAGATTTGAGTTTGCTGTACTGTTACCGGTAAATGCCGTAATAGAGTTTGCATACACAGGATCACCTTGTTCCAGGAATACACCATTGCCATCATCGAAGAAACCTACGCGCTGACGCTGATTTGTTTGTGCTGTACCAAAGTTCAAAGCAGTTGACATGATCATAGTCTTGCCTGGCTGATAACGGTGATATGGGCGTGTCTGGCGAATAGTTACATCACCACTTGCTGTACCAAGGCGCATACGAACACCACCAGAGCCTGGTAGTTGCTGAATAGAAGAGTTGCTAGATGGACTAATAACATAGTTTTCCCAGCGCATTGGCTGCGCGCCATATTCAAAGTCTGCTTCGTAAATATTCTGGTGACGCGAAGTGCGAACGCGCCCTAGATTGTCCATCGAACCAAAAGTTGGTTTAGATGAGATACCTACTGGCTGAATTACAGAATTGTTTGCTGGTGTTTTAAATGTCATGAAAATCTCCTAATACACGCATAAGTCATTTGATACTGTATTTATATCAACAGATCATTAGACATAAAGAAAGGGGGGGAACCTTTCGATTCCCCCCGAAGGTTTGTAATATATTTTATGTTATAGATTACTTATGTAGATTCGACTTTTGATTTTCTAATCTGTTTGTATCCTGGTGTATTGCCACGTTGCTTTCTGCCTTCAGCGTATGCAAGTTTCAAAGATTCAGATTTCTTTCTCTTGGTTTCTTCTGATTGCTTTTTGCCTTTTTGTGCATTGCTCATATTAACAAGCATCTCTGGTGTTTTGATGTATGATCGAGAACGTTTAGTTTCTTTGATTTTATCTTTTACTTCCTGTGGTCTAGGTCCGTTTGATTTGCCTGTTTTGGCTTCTGATATCTTTTGACCTACTGTTTTTGATATTTCTTCATTGTTAGACCAATGTGTATTGTTTTTATTGTTTAGGTTATAATACTTTTTGCCAAGTTCATCATTGGAAATAAGACTAAGCCATTTATACTCCTCATTGAACATTTCTTGTTTTGTTTCGATATTTGTTTTCAATATTTTTCTTCTGAAGTCTTGTGGTCTTATTCTATATGCCTGTTTCATCCATCTAGATGAACAAACATACGTATCATTTTCTGTTCCCCAATGACATCCCACATAATATCTTTTGTGTTTACGGTCATACCAAATGTAAACGAAACCATATTTCTGCATACAAAAATGCTCCCTTGATGTTATCGCGGGAGCATTAATGCTACTTTAGAATACTCTCGCAAGAGTATTTATATAAAAAGTATACCCATCAAATGATATTCGCAACAACGAAACGACGGTAGAAAACGTTCTGATTTTGAACGAGCGCACCAGTTGTAGTTGAAGCAGCACCGTTGACTGCACCAGCAGCGAATGGGTTAGCGACCATGCCGTAGCGTGTCTTGAACCCGATCTTTGGCTGGAAGGTATCCTGACCAACTGCACGAACCATCTGTAGTGGAACGTATGGGCAGTAGAACACACCAGCATCAAATGCTGATGAACCCTTGTAACCGACAACGGCGTAGTTACCACCAGCATATGGATCGATATAGACGCGAATGCGACCATTTAGGACACCAGCAAAGGTGTTGCCTGTATCGTCAACCTGGAGGTTGTTGCTGTTTAGAGCAGGAGCGTAGTCAAGAACACCGGCCATCTGTAGAGCAGAAGCAACGTCTGATGAACAGATTAGGATGTTACCTTTACCACGACGAGTTGCCTTGGCAATAGCGTTAGCTTCACGTTCGATCTGGAACATTAGGCCCTTGAACTTTTCAACTGACCAACGGCCGTTTGAGTCAACGTCAAGGTCGAATACGCCTGGGTTAGTAGTATCAACAGCACCTGCGGCTGAAGTTAGAACAACTGTACGAACGACTTCACGGTTGATTTCAGCAAGGATTTCAGCAGAAAGAATGGTTGAAAGTTCTGTTTCTGCATCTAGACCATGGATTGCTTTTAGATCCTGGGCTAGTTCGATTGAATATTCAGCCTTTAGAGCGCGTGAGTTTGCAGTAACAGTAACCTTATCGATTGAGAAGGCCATCTGAGCAAAATCGTTGCCTAGTGTGGTTGAACCTAGCTGTTCAGCATATGAGGTCTGCATACCACCTTCAAAGTTGTAGGTCTGTGAGTTACCTGAAACAATGACAGTGTTTGAAACGCCATAGACGCCACCAAGATCGCTTGAAGCACCACCGACAACCTGTGTGTTACCAACAGTTGTATTAGCAGTGATAGAAGCGTTTGAGCCGTAGTATGATGACTGGGCAGTGTTTGGTTCGTAGTAGAACGCATCGTTGCCAGCCTGGTTTGAATACTGTGGACGTAGAGCGAAGATTAGCCCAGTTGGACCAGTCATTGGCTGAACACCGCAGATGTCATAAGCGATTAGGTTAGGCATCGCACGACGAACTAGTGAGATAAGCACTGGATCGTAGTTTAGTGAACCACCTGAAACGTTAGTTGGGGCTGAGTCTGAAGTTTCTAGAAGTGACTGCATTGAGCCTTGGGCACCAGCTTCGCGTAGAGCGGTTTCGGTGTTTTCAAGTAGCTGTGCAACAACCGAACGCTTGTGTGCATCTTGGATCTTTGGAAGATCAGGATGTTCAAGCACTGGGCCCCACTTTGATTGGATCTGTTCGTTGAGTAACATTGTGTTCTCCCTTTTTCTTTCTATTTGGGTTACAGTTATTTATATTTTTACTTTTTTGCAGATTGCGAAATTGCTCTCATGTATACTGACATTGGTCCAGATACGTCTGAATGATCATCGTCATCAGTTTCATAGTCTGTTGCTTCGGTCAAAGCGACTGTTTTCTTTCCACCTTCAGTTGGGAAGTAGGTCTCTTTGATTACACCAAGCTTCTTAGTGAACTCAGTCACGTCTGAATATTCGATGCCTTCAACAAGTGAACGAAGCTTTTCTTGTTGTGTTAGAGGAAGTGTATCAACTGCTTCTGCGAATACTCTATCAACTTCTAGAGAATCGACATAATCCTTCAACTCAACATTTTCTTTAACAACTGAGTTGACGCGGCTTTCAAGATCAATCACTTGCTGTGATAGTTCTTCGATAACATCAACTTTGTCTTCTGGAATATCAACATAGTTTTGTTCAAATAGATCCTTAAGACCATGAATGAAGCCTTCAACGACTTCAGCCTTTAGACCCGATTCAATAGCAATCTCATTATCTGCAACCCATTGTTCGACGGCATATGAGAGATACTTGTCAACGTTCTCTGATAGTTGTTCAATCTTGTCTGCTAGGGCTTCAACTAGATTTGATTCAAACTCTTCTTCGATGCGGGCAACTTCAGCGTATAGACGCGCATTAACAGCAGCTTCAAAAATGGTACGTGCTTTTTCACGTACTTCTTCTGATAGTTCTTCACCACCAAACATGATGTCTAGGTCTTCAGCAGCGATAGTAGCGGCTGATGAACCCTTAGCTGATGTTGGTGAGAGATGCATTTGTGCGATAGTTTCGCCGTCTGACATATCGTCCTTGGCCATTGCACCAGGATTACGGCGAGTAGCTTTGGCTTTTGATGCATCGTGCTTGAAGTTGTCGTCGGTTAGACCCTTGAAGATATCACCGATCTTCTGTGTTGGCATACCTGAAACGTGTGCCATAAGAGCATTGATAGCTTCTGCTTTAGTAGCAAACTGTGGCATTGCTTCTTGACCACCTGATAGCTTATCAGCATCACGACCTTTATGACCATCCTTACCTAGTGGATCGGCTGTGTGGCTGATACCATCGGAAGCGGCGAACTCTTGTAGATTTTCTTCTTTCATTGAACATACCTTTGCGTAGTGGCGTTTTCCGTGAGCAACAGCAGCAGCGTGTGGATGACCTTCATTAGCATCTTCTACTTCATCATAGATATGCTGATGGGCTTCTTCCTTTGACATGCCAGATTTATGTGCATGTCGGGCTGCTTTCTCTGCGATATCGCGAAGATCCTTATCTTGAATGGTCTTTTCTTCCATGACTATTGCTTCCTTTTATTTACTATATGCTATTTATAAAAATGTTTTCGTCGCGAGAGAACTTAGATAGTTTTCGAAAAGACGCATTTGATTATTAGAAATCTCCGTCATCGACATCTTCTTTAGTTCTTTTTTGGTTTCTTCTAGTTTCTCTGCGGCTCTCCAAGAACCAGCAGCAACGTCATAAACCCATTCAACGTTTTCCATTACGCCACGAACGAATGCATTGTGTGCGGAAGGATCAGCAACAATATCAGCAGCAGTGGCAAGCATAAAGTCATCTTGAACGCGCATGATGCCATCGACTGATTTTAGTGTTCCCATGCCACGCGATGAAACGCCTAAGTTTGCGCCTTCATCTAAAAGATTCTTTACAATCAATCCCATTGGTGTTTCTGTGATCTTTGCTTTACCAATGAAGTCTGACCCTTCTTGGCGAAGCGACTTGATCATCATGCAAACACGATCTAGATTGATTGATGGACCAGCAGGGTGACCTAGTTCACCGTATGCGCGATTTGTTTCAATAAGTTCTTTTGTGTAACGAGCGACTTCTTTAGCAAGAACTTTTGACTCATAGATACGACCGTTCTTGTTAGGGCGATCACCCATGAGAAAAACACCTTCAACATGATATTGCTTCTTGCCACCTTCAGTGGCTTCTTTTAGAACATCAAGTTTGCTGTCTAGCATTTCGCAAATGAGTTTCATCTTACTTTACTCCATGCGCTTTGCGAATCTTAGCGAGGATTGCACCAGCAACCTTTTCGCCGCTCTCTTTTGAACCGTATTTCTTACCAGCTTTAGCAGCAATCATAGCAAAGCTTTTGCCTGGTTTGCCCAAGTCTTTGCCTGCGCGACCAGCTTTAGCTGATAGGACTTCTTCTTTAGCTAGTGCTTGCTCACCGTTGTTTTTGAAAGCAGTTGGCTTTGCTGTATCGGTGTTGTCTTTGTTTTCTGAACCGTCATCGTCTTCATCGTCACTATCTTCGTCCTTAGTGTCCGAGATATGCTTTGCGACTGAGTTGACAAAGTTCTTGGCTAGTTCTAGTTTTTCTAGAACCCAATCAGGAAGCTTTGCGTTGTCTTCAATGTTTTCGTATAGTTCGGCGGCTTGTGTAGCAATCACTTCAAGATTGTCACGAGCGGCAGTTACAGTTTCGTCTGCACCTTCGTCGCTGTCATCGTCGCCAGCATCTGAATCTGTGTTCTTGTTGCTGCCGTCTTTGCCCATTCCTGGCTGATCTGATGAAGATGATTGACCTGACCAACCTGGGCTGTCTGAAGTTGCTGGAGCAGGAGCCATTGGCTCACCTAGTTCTGATAGATACGCTTCACTGGTAACAACCTGTGGTGGAATCTTTACATGATGCTTCTTTTGTTGCGGTTCTGATGTTTCATCACCAGCAACTTCTGAGGTTTCATGCTCTGAACCATGCGTAGACATTGCACCTTTCTTTTGTGCATTGACTGGTTCTACCTTTACCTTACGTGCAGCCATAGCAACTACAGATTCGGCAACTTTCTTTTTGATTTTTTCTTTGTTTGTTTCGCCATGTCCGTTACGATATGCAGCTTCGTCTTGGCCAGTTTCATAATCGGCGCGGCGAGTTGTATCATCTTTTACGCTACCACCATCAAAAGTGTCTTCATTTTCTTTTGGAGACATATTTGGCTGATTGCGTCTAAGTGTTGGATGTGCTGCACCAAACTTCTTAATGCCAGCTTTAGCTGCATCACCAAGAACGTAGTTGGCAATGTCTTCAGCAGGAGCCTTGACTAGTTTACGAGCCAAGTCCTTAGGCTGATTTGGAATCGCCATCTTTGATTTGTTGTCTTGGTCAGCCATATTAGTCCTCTGTGTTAAAAAACTTCTTTGCTACTTCAATCTTCTTATCGTCTAGGATTTCTGCAACGCGATCCTTTAGAATAGAATCAACGGCTGCTTGAACTCCGACAATATTACCGTCAATAGCAAAGTTAACGATATCTGATGAATCATAGTCTGACATAATATTCTCCACTTTTTGATTATTCTTATTTATATTTATAGTATTACTGACTTAGCTGGGGTTCTTCTGGCCCACTTTGTTGTTGTCCAGGAGGTCCAGCTGGTGCACCAGAACCGTCATCAGGCATTTGTGGCTGAGGAAGTTGTGCTTGAAGTTCCATTTGTTGTTTCTGCAACTCAAAGTTCTTCTCTACATCTTCTTGCATTTCAATCTGCATCTGTGCAATATCATCATCTGATAGCTGTAGGATCTGCTTCTGTACCCACTCTTCTGAGTAATACTTACCAACATATGGATCAACTAGAGCAAGTGTATTGATTCTGTTTGTAATGATTTCAGCTTGCTTCAACTCTGCGAAGTAGTTGTCAACCTGAAAGTCAAAGTGAATCTTATTGTGAATGTCTTTCCAGTCTACGTCTGAAATAACACCAGTTAGAATAAGCTGCTTTTCAAGTGTCTTGTAGAATAGTTCTGCAAACTTGGTACGAAGGCGAAGAATAAACTTCTGAAACTTCAACTCATCGCGGCTGATTTCAGATGAACGCCCTAGATTGAATCCAGAGTCGCTGATCATGCGAGACACAGGAACGTTTAGCGACTGATAAAGTTTCTTTTCAAAATATTCAACGTCGGCTAGTTCGCCTAGGTTCTGACCTGAAGGCAATGTAGTAACCTGAGTACCACCACCATCAGCACGGCGAGGGAACCAGAAGTCTTCTAGCATCGTCATAAACTTACGATCATCACGAATGTTGCCTGTCGTGGCATCGTAGATCAAGCGGTTTTTGTGCTTGACCATGATGTCGCGAACATACTGCTCGGCTTTCATTTTTGGTAGATTGCCAACATCGATTGAGAAGATACGACGCTCTGGCGCACGAGAGATACGGTAGATGACCGTAGCGTCTTCTAGAATACGAAGCTGGTTAAGTGGCTTGATTGCTTTGTGTAGATAGCCAAGGACGATTTTATTATCTTTATCGACCACACCAGATGTGACGTGGACGATTGAGTCCTTGGCGATCTGTAGCCCCTGATTGTCCATACCGGTAGCAGAAGCGCCTTTGAAGCCGCGTTCATTATACATGTAGAACTCTGAGTCTGTTACGTTGGTGTAAATCTGCCCTTTACGAACACGCTTGACTGGACGGATCTTTCTGATCTTACGTGGATCAATATAGCGTAGTTCTTTGATGCCTGAACGAGGATCATTGATGTCGATCATCACGTGGTAGTATAGACGACCATCAACGTACCAACGCTTGAAGATTTCGTAGCCGTAGTTATTAAAATCAAATAACTCTGAAACTTTTTCCCATTCTTGAGAAATACGTTCTTTGATATTGTCGGCATATTCTAGATCGTCTAGATTGATTTCGACAATCTTTTTATTGTCTTCTTTAACAATCGCTTCCGAAACGATATCATTAACCGCCAGTTCTACTTCTGGCTGAATAGACATTTCGCGATACTTGGCAACGATTTCTGCTTCAGTTCTAGCAGAACCTTCTAAGTCGAGATACGTACCGTAAGTACCACCAGCAGAAACAACTAGAGCCCCATCATCTGTCTCTCTAGGAGCAAATGATGGGATGTCTAGTTGTTCTTCTTCTCT